CATTGATGTTTTTATATCATACTGACCTTAGTAAATTAGAACCAGACTACGGTGGCGCAAAATGTCAAAAATTCAATATTGTAGGATCTACAGAGATTGACAATTTAAAATTAGCACAGTTTATTGCTGAAGTTCAAGACAAACAGCTCAACTACGAAATGTGTGATTTCCACACTAGTCGAACTGGCCACGATTTGCGATATGCACTAGATGGTACTAAGATGAAACAGTTAGGATGGGAACCGCAGCCAGCATATGAAAGATTAGAAGAAGTTGTTCGCTGGACATTAAAAAATAATAGATGGCTAATAGTTTAATCAATATTAATAATTTATCAACATCATTTGATAATTTTCATAAAGAAAAATATTCACACTGTGTAATTGATAATTTTTTAAATGAAGATGTTGCTACCCAGATAGCAGCAGATTTTCTTGCGTATGATTCTGGATTATTTAACGGCAACTATGATAATCAAATTGAACTGAAGCGTACTTGTAATATATGGGATAGATTCCCTGCGAGTATCTACCAACTAATAACATATCTTAATTCACCTACATTTATAGACGTACTATTGACATACACAGATTGCGGCACGCTATATTCTGATCCAGGAATCCACGGAGGTGGCTTACATTCTCATCCAGATGGCGGTAAACTAAATCCGCATCTTGATTATAATCTTCATCCTAAATTAGGCCTACAGAGAAAGTACAATCTTCTTATCTACCTTACTCCTAATTGGCAACTAGAATGGGGAGGAGATTTTGGCATATGGGGAAGTGATGGCACTGCTCCCACTCATCTAATTAAACAAATATCTCCTATCTTTAATAGAGCAATTTTCTTTGATACTGCCCAGTCGTTCTGGCACGGACTAGCAACTACTGTTTCATGCCCACTAAATATATCAAGAAACAGTCTAGCAATATATTACCTAACAGATCCGCCAACTGACACCAATACTCGAAACAGAGCACTTTTTTCTCCTACTTCGGATCAAAAAAATAATCTTGAAGTATTAGACTTAATAAAGAGGCGAAGCATTACTAATGGCAATAATGTAGAACAGTGGAATAGATTATGAATTTTCTTTTTGAAAACACTCAAGAACAAACAAATTTTTTAGAATGTCCAGATGTTAACTCATCAGGTATACGACGATTTACTACTAGTCCGTTTGTATCTTCTTTAATTAGATGGAAAACTACAAAGCAGCCTCTGTCCGGTCTTAACAGCATATCTGTAAAAGTAGATTTATCAAAAAATAAAAAATTATATGACAAGTACATTATATCAACCGGAGTAGCACATTCACCGTGGGATTGGTGCGGGTATACTGAGCTAAACACGCAGTATGATTCTTATATGTCTGAACGAAAATCAGTATTTGCCTATCTAAGCGAAAAGCAACTATCAGCAATTCGCAAAAAGAAATGCTACTTACTATTAGATCAATCGCATGAAGGCTATCATACTATTTGGCTGTTTAAGTGGTTTCACGACTGCTGTTCTCATTACAATATAAACCCAACTCAAGTAATATATGTAACTGGCAATCTTGCAGTTATTGAACAGTATAGTAATTGGTGCAGTGAGAATGTACCCCAATCAAAACTATGCGTAATTCCAAATATACAATTTGAAGAATTTATACAAACCGCTGTTGAAAATCAAATAAGAACTCTGCCAACATCTAGTCAACAAGTAGAATACAAAACAAAAAATATAGAAGACATCAAAGTATACAACGCATTTCAAAAGCGATCACGTCCCCACCGAATCTGGCTGTTCAGCAAGTTATACGAAAATCAATTAATGAATGATGGCGTCAATAGCATGAATTCTTTTAGTTATCGTAACTCTCACTATGAAGGTCGAGTGCTTGATCCAGAATTATACAAATCGTTTATAAACTTGTTACCTATGTATCCTAGAAACAATCTTGATAGTAAGAATAAAAAAGGATTTGAAGGATCGTTGGGCGACTTGTTTGAACAAGATTTAAATCAGCAAGAAACATTAGACACTTGGATCAGTGTAGTTAGTGAAGCATCATTTGCTGAAGATACTTGCTTTATAAGTGAAAAAAGTTTTAAGCCAATTGCAGTCAATCATCCATTTATACTGTATGGAAACAAAAATAGTTTAAAATATTTTAGAGAGCTAGGATATAAAACATTTGGTGAATTTATTGATGAGTCTTATGATAGTTTAGAATCTTGGGATAGACTAGATGCAATTATAAAAATAATACAAAATATTAAAGCAATGTCTTCCGATGAAAAATTAAAATGGTTCATATCAATGCAGCCTATTTTAGATCATAATTTTAAAACCTTAGAAGAAAATACAAGAAAGCGATTACCAAGTTCTATAACTTTATTGCACAACTATTTTCTTGGAAACTAATAATGTACAATAAACAAATTATCGAAATCAATACTGATCTCAAAAGAACACGTAAAGCTATCATTAGCTTAGGATGCTCTTTTGTTGAAGGTCAAGGCGCAGTTAATCAAGAAATTTATGACAACTATGAATGGAGTATGACAAAGACCGGAATTCCTATGAGTCCTATCTTAACTGCTAGTCAACAAACTACTTTGCTTTCTAATCATCCTGAATTGTTACTAGAAACTGGAGGTATAAATTGGACATTTATGGAATATCAAAATGCATTTGTTAATATACTATGCAAAAAATATTTTGATGCAGGCTATACTCCCATTAATTTTGGTCTAAGAGGTAAGGGTAATCGAGCTTCAATTAAAAGTTTGTATTTTCATCCTCAACTAAATTGGCAGGACATTGACGAGTTGATAGTTATATATGTGCCAAGCGGCCCTGAACGTTTTGATTTTGTAAGTGACGAATTCAATGAACACCAGCAGTTTCAATGTGCTTGGCCTTGGTATGAAGATCAAGAAAAAAGCCCTCGGAAGACACTGTGGAAAGGATACGGTACTGCAATATACAGCGAAAAGTCAGCAATGCTAGAGCAAATATCAAATGTTATTGAATTGGAAAACTGGTGTAAACTAAAAAACGCAAAATTAATAATTACTCCTGGATTTGATAGATCGTATAAAAAAGAAAGATTTAACGAAATTATTCAAAATACAGTAGAGAGGAATCATCTCCAACAAACTACAAAGTATACAGACTATGCACATGACAAAAAAACAACTAGACGATCTGTTGCTGACCAAACAATATTTAACGCAATTGTAGAGCAATGGCCATGGGACAAAATGTTTGTTCCGCAGGGCTGCAACACATTTATGGACTTATGCCTAAAGCAAGAAGGGCTAGAACACACTGGTTACTGGGACTACAATGGCAAGGGAACTCCTAATTATTGGATAACCAAATGCTGTCATCCTAGTGCAAAGGGGCACGATCTATTTGCACAAGAACTTTTTAAATTCATTACGGCGTAATATGTATAAGTTGCTAAATGCAAGCCCGTTGCCTGATTATGTAACTGATTATAAATTTTTAAAATCCTTAATACTAAATTACGCAGACGATGCAACACCCGGGCACCAAATTTATTCAAATAAGTTTACTTCGTATGATTCGCCTGCCCTGTTTGAGAAAAATTTACAAACTCAGCCAGATGACTGGCATTACCGATCAAAAGAAGTAACATACGCTTGCAATCTTAATGGTTATAGAGCAGACGAGTGGCATTTAATTGACTGGCAAAATGCTGTTGTAGTATTTGGATGTTCTTGCACACTAGGAGTAGGGTTAGCCGAGGATGAAACAGTTACTGCTCAATTGTCTAAAATGTTAAATAGACCAGTGGTTAATATGGGCGCTAGTGCATCTTCTATGCAATTTTCTTTTATAAACTCAACATTACTATCTAAGTATTTTCCAACTCCGTATGCTGTAGTCAACTTATGGACAAATATAGATAGATTTACTATTTTTAAAGATTACAAGATAGATCACGCTGGTCCGTGGGACGATACGGCTATGTATAAAGAATATGCAACTAATATCCATCATTCAATGACAGAAGCTAGCTACATATCTATTGCAAGTAGGGAGCTTTGGAAAAATCGGTGCAAGTATTATTCTGCTAGTTTTTTTGACCAAACAGCACACTACACAGAAAGTGCATGGATTGAAATTGATAATCAAGCAAGGGATCTAACTCATCCTGGAAGAATATCATCTAAAAAAATGGCTCGATTAATTTCTAGAAATATTGCTTAAAAAATAGTTTTAGTTGATTTATTAATGTCGGTTTTAAGTCTAACTATATCAACCTTAAACTCTATTTTCACAATCTCGTCTTTATATTCTCGAAGCGTTTCTACTAATCTAGTAGCAATTGTATCTTGGTCTAAACTGATAGTCTGTTCTTTAATATTAATTTCCCATACTCTGCCGTTAGCAAACTCTAGATGAACTACATCTAGATAAGCTATAGGCACCGTATTCATATAAAGATCCTCAAAGACTTCTGGCCATTCTTTGACCAGATGTCTTGGAGGTTTAAACAGCCGACTAGGCATCTACTGATTCTTTAGCCTTTGTTGTTTTTTTAGCCGGAGGATCTAACTCGTCTGCATCTTTACGTAGCTTGGCTGCTTCTTTATACATGGCATCTGCTTGACTACGATAACTTTTAGCAATATCTTTATCAGACAATGCTTCGTTTGATACAGCTTGAGCACGTACTGGCGCAGGAATGTCAGTGTCAACTGCCGGTACAACTTCTTTCTTCGGTTGCTCTCGCAACTTAACTGATGGAGTTGATCCCTTAACGAAGTTACATAGCTCGTCGATTGTGCAATTCTTTTGCTCTGCAATCAATACATTTAATTGATCCAACGGCATATTATGCTGATTAGTTGGAGTCATAATAACTGAATCAGATGGAACCTTCTGCATACGATTATCAATTTGCATAGCCTGCAACATTGGTCTACCGTCTGGGAAATACTTGACAAACATCTGCTCACCAAATTCAAATGAATCTTGTGCAGGCTCAGTTTCGACTAGATCCATAATAGCATTATGATATTGATCTGGCAATGTTGCTGTAGGCAACACTAATGACATATGTGATTCGCCTGGCAATGTACGGAAAACAACAATAACTTTATTACCGCTGTTTTTCATTTTACCGATGTGTTTTAATGACTGCATATTAAGCCTCCTTTTTGTTTGCTACAGATTCTAAGAATGTGTTTAACTTATTGAAAGTTTTACCTACCGCTTCTAGCTCTGCTGCTTTAAACGCCCCGCGCTGACTTGCTACTTCTATAATACTCTTTAGTGCAACTAGATCGCTGATATTAAGATCAGTACTAGATTGTGCTCCTTGAGCTGGCTGTGCTGCAACATCTTCGATTGCTTTAACTTCTTCTGTCATATTAGGTTCTCCTTAAATGTGGACAGGCTAACATAAAGTATGTTAGTTCTTTTTGGTCTTCAAACGCCACAAACGTGGCAGATTTTAATTTTCCGTCTTTATCAATTGCAGGTGATCGAACAACACAATATCGTCCTTTCAGTCTAGCATCAACCCAATCAATTAACTCATTATCAAATAGTACCATCTCTCCAATTTTTGTTTTGGCAAAATGTGGAGGCAATGTGCTTACTCTACGTTGTTTTAAAATAGCAATAGGGTTGAGATTGAACATAGTGAAAATATTTATAAATTATTGTTGTTAGGTTGCTGATTCTTGGCTAAATCTTTTTGCTAGGGCCTTGTTATATCCTATCTTACGGATATCCCCAGAAAATAGATAAAGCTCGAATGCAGCACGTTCACGTAGTACAATGATATATTTTTTTGTTATAAAATAGGGAGATTCAATAAAGTTATCCAACCAAACTAGTACTTGAGGAGTAATAGCAAAGTCTTTAGGAAAGTCTACTTTATATGTTTTAATTTTAGCATGATCGTTGATAAACGTCAATGCGTGTTCACTCAAACGTTGCCCGCCTTTGTCCTTATCGCGAACGTTCCACCACCACAGACTGCGATATTGTTTGAGCGTATCCGAGTCGGCTGGTTGTCCTGCAGCCTCTAAGAATACCTTAGTATAGGTATCCTTGATGTCCATATTATTCTACCTTTTCACCAGTGGTTAATTTGTATACTTCAAAGTCTTCAGTTTTAAAAAGACGATTTAGTTTCTTAGCAAGATTATGCGCATGACCAGGATTGCTAAAACTTACTTTCTTATATTTTGGGCCGGGGTAGCTAGCAACTAGACTACCACTCTTTAGATTAAAAGGTTGGCCTTTATAGAAAACCGCCCAGATAGCTTCACTATTAAGAATCTGTTCGATCTTAAAGTTTTCTTTATTTGCATGTTCTAACAATACTTTTGGCTTTGGTCTGCTCATACTATACGTGTTCCTAGTTAACCACGTATATATTTATATCAATTAAAGCCGCCCCCGTCGAACTTAACATCGATATTAGTAGTTGATTCCTTAATTACAGACAACATAGCATGTATTTCTTGTACAGTCTTGCCTAATTTGCTAGTCATAATAGCTAATTCTGCTGTTAGATCTCTAGCTTCTTGAATACTGATACGAATATCTTTTTGTTGACTACGTTCGGCAGCAACTACCCGCTGAATTAGCTTTTCTACACTAGGTAGATTAGTAGGAAGATTACTTTGAGACATTTGCTAGTACCTGCTTCATTTCAATTTCTGTTTTAAACGGACCTTGATATTCATAGCGTTGTAATGTAATAAGTTTGGGACAGTGACTCTTGACCCACCCTTTTTCAAATTTAATAACATAGTATCCAGCACAGTACAAACTCTTGCTATCTCCGCTCTTAGTAAAGAGTGGAAGCTTTCTTTGAATATCAAACATTGAGTTGTGCGGAGTGGCACTAGTTGTATATCCGTGGACTTCATTTGGTTCTGCACCTGTTGCTTCTTTAATAATCTTAACAACAAAAAACGCTTTGCCAAACTCTCGAGTTAGACTTTCTTTGTTATCGTAAATTTTAATTCCAAATTCATTGCTTAGAACAAACCGGTTGTCATCATTCATCCTAAGTGTTCCAAACTTTTCTCCGCCTTTTTCAACAATCCAAAATTTATTGTCGATGATCGGTTTAGCATGTAGTTCTGTTGTCATAGTGTGTATCTCGCATTTAAAGGTTCAGCATATGCTTGTGCTTGATCTGAAATCTTCTTTAGATCGTACAGTCCGCAAAACTTCATAAGTCGCAGACCAACTTGACTAATGTTTTTATTAGCACTAGTTGCTTCTGCAATATTCTCAACCATAATAGATTTAATATCGTCGGGCTGGTGTGCAAGGTCGATGAGTCGACGATTGCGTTCGTAATCTTCTAGCACTCGATGTTCTAGTCCGTTGTGGTCAGTCCATCTCTGTAGCATTAGGTTGTTCCACGAAAAGCCTTTGCTTTTACGATCTTCAAACGCTTCAGTGAGGCCTACTTTTTTACTTGTGCCTTTAGTGCGTACACCGGGATATGCTGAGAAGACATTATCGCTAGTATCGCCACGCATACATTTTTCAAACAACAACCACTCTGGATCTGGGATTGCTTTAGGTAGTTGTGTTTTCTTGTCAATGACTCTTTTACCTTTTGCGTCAAATACGCCTTCATGGGTAATTGTAGTTTCCATTACACCGTTGTACTGTTTTACATTAGGCGCAATTAATTGTACAAAGTCAGTGTCAGTACTAATAATGATGTGATTGTCGTTAGGATGACTCTGTATCCAGCCAGCAATAAGATCATCTGCTTCTAGGCGAGGATGTTGCATAACTGTACAGTTAGTCTTATCTTTGATAAAGTCTTTAAACGTGTCAAATGCTTCCCAGAAGATTTTTTCTTCGTCTGCTTCTTTTTCGGTATGTGCGGCACGAGCTGCTGCACGTTGAGCTTTATAAGGCTTGTAGTAATCTTTGCGCCAGCTGCGACCTTCTAAACAGAAGATAACGTGACTGCCGTTAAAGTCTTGCCACGCCTTCTTCACGCTGTTAAGAGTGATATGAAACGCCATGCCTAGCTTAATATCAGCGTCGCCGTTAATAACGTGTCTAGCACGAAAGAATGTATTTGCTGTATCAACTATAATGTAATTCATTTGTTGTTCTTTTTAACTGTGTTAATATCGATCACACCAGTGTTTACTGCACCGCCGAAATCACCATCTATCACTACGCCTGCGCATAGTTCACGGAACCAACGATCGACAATCTCTTCTTCTTTGTCGCCATCAAACCCGTAACCTTCTTGCTTTAATTTTAACACAAACTGTTCGTTCCAGTCAAGCTCAAAAAACCCATTACGGATGTTGTCTTTGTTTACATGTGTTTCGATTACACCTACCCAAGGTTCTTTTAAACGAGTTGCTTTATCTTTTGCGCTAAGTTTCGCTACTTCTTCTGCTTCTTTAGCAAGCACTGCTTGTTCTGTTGCTTCTTTTGCAATTTGTATAGAACGTTCTGCATCTTCTACAGCACGTTTAGTTTCGGCTTTGATCTTATCAATGCCAAACAATTTTTCAACCCACTTGTTCATTATGTACCCCACTCATTTTTAAACAGCGGCACTTGCAGTCGGTCACTGTATCGCAAACCGTTCTTCATAGCTAGCACTGCTACGTTCTTATTGTTCATAGCATATACACTTTCGACACCGCCGACTGGCATTAAGTAGACATGTCCTTTAAACCCTGCTGCACGGAATGCAGCAATTGCACGTTCGGCATCGGCAAAGTCTTGTTCTGTAGCAATAACAAACTTCAAATATGCTGTACCAACTTCTTCATACTCACAAACAACTTCTGGCTTAATAGCGTCTTCCCACTTTTCACCACTGCATGGCAGTTTAGCACTTACACTGAATGTAAGTTCTTTACCTACTTCACTATTCCACTTAGCCAAGAAACCTTTAAACTCCGGAGTCAGTTTTTGAGTACCGTTTGTTTCAAAAGTAATCTCTTTCAAGTCACGCATCTTGGTGTTGTTAAGCAAATCCGGATAAGCACGTTGCCAGCCCAGTAGCGGCTCGCCGCCTGTAATAACCAAGTGTTCGTCCTTCCAATGATCCTGCGGGAGAATTTCCATAATACGATCTACAATTGCTTCGCTTGTAAGCATCGGACTAAGAGTTTTGAACTCTGGCATCCAGCTAGCGTAGCTATCACAGCCAGTACTAACTAGTGGCAAGTCCTCGTATTTTGCAAACATATGAGCAACTACTGAAATTTCTTCAGCTTCCTTGCTTAGTTCACCTCTAGGCATGCCAAATCCGCTACACGTAAAGTTGCAACCAAATGTGCGTAGAAATACAGAAGGGACGCCCATATAACGTCCTTCACCTTGAATGCTGTAAAACAGCTCTGCGATTTTAATTTTACTCATAGTTTATTATACACTCTTTTTCTGTAATTGCCAAGAACCGTTGCCTTGATCTAGCCATTCTAATGTGTCTCCTTCTTTCCAATTTTGCATATCTAACAGATCTTGCGGTATTGGCATAATAAGATCGCCATTCTCGGGATCTTCTTTTAGGGTAACTGTCCAGTGTGTCATATTCTATCACTTAATAATATTTTACAAAGTAATGCGTCTTGTTCGTTATTGAACTCAAACGACATTGAATTTTCTGTAGGATGGGATGTGTACTTATCACCAGGAAGCCCAAACTGTTCTAAAACCATCGCGCAGGTTTCATTCCACCAATGACTATTTTGATTATCCCAAGGAACGAGTATAGTATTCATCGGCCTCTTAAATTAGTACTAGTCTTACTAATCTTAGGACCTGCGCTTTCAAAGTCCATGCCCGCCATGCGACCTTCATACTTACTACCATTCCAATTCATCAATAGTTTAACACTCTTGTTCATAACCACAGTAAGGTTACGTCCCTCGTTACACTGCATGACTTCAGCCTCCATCTCTCTTTTACTGGAAACCTGAGTAACAGTACAGGTGTTATCGTGCCTAGTTATTACACTCATTTTGTCCACCATTCTTCATAAGGAAATTCAATCCACACATCGTTTTCGGCTTTGTTAACTTCCATACCACAGTAGTTCATACCTACGCTGCATTGGCTAGATAAGTTATCAACAACAACAGCAAATCTTACGTTGTTACTCCAGATCTGTTGCCAACTGGTGTCATCTGGAAAACAGCCACTTGGCCAATCATTCATCAGCCAGTTTAGTGTACTGCCTTGATCATTAATGTCGTCAACAACAAGAATGTTCTTTCCGTAAAACGCATCTTCAGCCATGCCTAGATTGCTAGTACATTCTCCGCCGTCACGCAAACTGATATCTAACGATTGCATGGGAACGTTTAAGTAATGGCTGATCATTACAGCAGGCAATAATCCGCCTCTTGTAAGTCCTACAATGAAATCCGGCTTCCAATTATCTGCGGCAATTTCTCTACAGATAGTAGAAACTAAACCTTTAAATTTTCTGTCATTAATTATGAGTTTGTTCATTTTGTTCTTTACGAGTTTTTAAATAATATTCATTTTGAATCCATTCATCATTTACTAGAAATCCCCATTCTCGTTTGTGGGGACCTGGCATAAACAATGTCCAAGGAGTTATTCCTTCTTTTAATTCAATGCGGTGATAACTAGTAGGGCTAGACACGCGAAAATGACCGGGTCCACGCCACTTACGAATCTCGCAACTTTTTGTACCATCTGGATTAAATTCTGGAATCCATTCATAATAGCCACCTTTTAAAATTAAAGTAAAATAACTCCATGGATGATCGTGAACATCATCTGGATCACCTTTATGGAACTTGTGTAGAAACACATTAAACGGAAAATGCTTTCGATCTTTTAGAAAAAGATAATAACGGGTTAACAACGGTTCGTTGCTCACTCGATCCATAATTATACGTTTACGACCCAGCCTATCTAAAAAATCGAGAAACCATTTCATTTACGTGTCTCCATATTTACTAAAGAAGCAATACACTTATCGCTTATTGGATTCTTGGAGACTCAATGTATCAAAGAACTCTTTCTTTGTACCTGGATCTTTATTAAACGCACCTTTAAGCACTGAAGTAGTTGTTGAACTATCGTGTGCCATTATGCCTCGGTTCTCACAACATCCATGAGTCATTCTTAAATATACACCTACGTTTTCTGAATCAGTTGCTTTACTAATTTCTCGAGCAATGTCATTACATAGTTCCTCTTGTAGGGTGCCACGGCGAGCGCACCACTGAGCAATGCGAGTATACTTGCTAAGACCAATTAGTTTTTCTGCCGCAATAATGCCAATATAAGCAACCCCAGTAACGGGTTGGTGATGATGTGAACACATACTACGAAGTTCACTGCGAACCACGAGCATGCCTTCGTAACGGTCTGCCGAATTGTTTGGAAATGCTGTTACGTCTGGTGCTGGATCATATCTGCCTGTCATGATTTCATTAAAGTACATTTTAGCAAGCCGCTTTGCAGTGCCTTTGCTATTTGGATCTGTTTCTCGATCAATAAGCAAGCGATCTAGCACACCTTCAAATGCTTCTGCTGCTTCGGTGATTAGTGTATCCTTTTCAACATCGCTAACGTATTCGCTGATGTTGTCTCCTGCCCAAAACCGTTTGTTATCGCGTTTGAGTTTGTCGCGGATAACCTGGCTTAGCGGTCTTCCGTCTTCTTCTCTATAATTCAATTGTGTCAATATATTTCTCCGATGTTTAAGCAGTGGATTGCCTGTATAGTTTTATTTTAGCATCTCTAATAGTTTATTGCAACTAA